TCGTTGACAAGATTGAGGTGTGGAACTCTTACAACCCTGAGAGTGCACACAAGGCGGGTGTGATAAAGGTTACGAACTGGTATGAGGAAGTGTTTCCCCTGCTGCAACCGTTGAAAACTGAACACACGTTTGACGTTCCACTACTTGAAGACGATCAACGCATAGTTCGGTTGACAGGCACGGTTGACCTAGTTGAAGCAGACCGGCTATGGGATTGGAAGTTCCCCGGCAAGGATTACACCCGTGACCGATGGCAGTACGAGCGTTGGGATGTTCAATCCATCGCCTACTGCTACGCATTGGGTATTCCCAACTTCTCATACGCGATCATGCATCCCAAAGGTGTAGGTCGTATGGACCTAACGCGTGGGCAGGAGCATTTCGACTGGCTACGCCAGAAGGTGTCGGCACTCTGCCGACTGTTGGAAACTCAAACGGGTCCATACCCGCTGGGTGACAACGGTTGGTGGTGTTCCGCTAAATGGTGCGAAAACTTCGCACGGTGCAAAGGTGCAACAATAGGAGGCACTTAGTTATGGCTTGGACGCCAATGAGTCCGCTAGAGCGGGCAAGTATAGAATCACAAGTCATTCTCAAGGTAGCGGTTGAACTCGCTGTCGCAGAGATTGGCAACGAACCCGACGGCGTGGCCGTCACGATGGCAATAGAGAACGCACGCGCTCTCGCTAAGGAACTACCCAACATCAAGAACATTCTCGTGAACCTGACAGAAGTGAACCTGAGAGATGGGCACGAGATTGCGATAGCACCCGAAGGGCCAGCGTATGCGCCCAATGTGACTGCTAGTGCCGTACCTGAGGCAACTGCTGCCATTCAGGAAGCATTCCCCGGTGCGGCGGTGGTGACAACCTCCGGTCGTACCGACGGGTTGCCGTCTAGGTACGTGGACGATCAGGAATACATTCAGGTGCTGGCTATCTGGAACGCTGAACGGACGGGTGGCGTGCAGTTCGCCAGCCAGCAGTCCATGTTCCTGTGCAATCAGGCCATCCGCAAGTTGTTCGCTGATGGGCAGCGCAACTTCCCCGGCAACTACTGGGCGGAAGCCTTGCAGGGAGAACCGATCCCGATCACCAAGAATGGCAAGTGCGGGCTTGGGGACTTCAAGATCAAGAAGGCGACTTGCGTAAACGCTGACGGGATCCCCTACTTGGGGGCAGGAGAGGGCAACCATCCCCTCGCCAACAAGAGCGGGTACTTCGCCGCTCTGGTGAAACTCAAGAACGGATTCGGGTGGAAGGACCGCCCGGATCCGATTGACCCCCACAACTGGCTGAGTCAGGTAAGTGCCTGAGGAACTCAGTCTGGAGGAAGCACTAAGGCGCGTGGCCGGAGCGGGATCACCTTCCGCTCCGGCCCCTCCCCCCTCGGAGCCTCCAGCACAAATAGAGGGAATCTCTGCCGCAGACCTGCAAAGGCTATTCACCCCGAAGAAGGAACAGGTCCGGCGTATGCGCCACGACCTGCGGTCAGGTAGTGAATGGTCTTTCGGCATACGCGTATTCGATGAGGCCACCTTGGGTGGCGCTCGTGGCGGACAACTTGTAACCATCATCGGTAGGTCGCATACAGGTAAGACCCTGCTGGCGCTGAACATGATTGCCCGCAATCGTCAGCATCGCACCCTGTGGGTTTCACCCGATGAAACCGAAACAATGTTCTGGGGTCGGTACGCAGCCATCCGCATGGAGATCGACCAGAAGGACTGGGTGGGGCGACTTATCCGCGACGATCCCGTAGCGTGGGAACGTGTCGAACAACTAATGCGTGACGAAACCAACCTGCACTTTGAGTCCACAGGTATGACCGTGGACGATATCGACAAGGCTATGCGTATCGCATCAGTAGAACTGTGGGATGGGCAGCGACCTGAGGTGCTGGTGTACGACTACTTGGAGTTGATTCGGGGCGGTGGTGCTGGCGATGCAGCCAGCGTGCAGGCTAAGATCGAATCGTTCAAGCAGTTGGTGTCGGACTGGCGTGTTGTAGGCGTGATCCTGCATCAGTCTGGCCGGGGTTCAGGGAACCGTGGCCGTGCTGACCCACACTTCACTCAAGGTGGTCCTGATTCGTGGACGGAAGGGCCGGATAATCACCGTTATTATGTGGAGATGGATCCTGACCTGTGGATGTGCAAGTGGGGATCCATAGACATAGACGATGGTGAGGACTCCCTCATTATTGCTCGCAACACTCAGACAATCTTTCAGGCAATGGATATCAAAGCGTGGCCTGAGAGGTCACGCAGCAAGGGCTATCACCTGTGGATCTTCACCGAAGAGTGGGTGCGTGCGTCGGTAATCCGTCGCGCCATGCACGCTGCTTTGGATCTGGCGGAAGCCTCGTATGACGCTGTGTATCCGAAACAGGATTCGTTGGAGGGGCCACCCGGCAACTACATGCGCTTGCCGTATGGTGGAAAACGCCCCAAGGACAGGCAGGAAATGGTCGATCTTTGCGGAATGATTCCTTCCGTGGATGAGTTCCTTCATTTTGCGGAACTAGACAGAACGCCTACGGAACTGTTAGAGCGTGCAGCAACCTTGTACAAGGATCCGGTACCGCTGGTACCGGATCTTCCCCCCAAGCGCGACTACAGCAAAGAACCGTTGATGACCGTAGACGGCACACGCCTGCGTGGGCTACCGTCGGAGATGTTCAAGAACGGTCCCGTGCCGTACTACAAGGGCACTCACGGTGCTGGCAAGGGACGGCACGGCTTCCTGAACCGATTCGCTCGTGCAATGTTTGAAACCGGCTATACTCGTTCCGATGTCCTATCATGGACTAAAGACCTAGACTCACGACTGGGAGATTGGTACGACGATGGGCCAAAGTTCACAGGCAGGCAAGACTGCGAAAGACAAATCAACCGACTCGTCAGCGACGCCGAACGCAAAGCCACCAGATGAGTTCTCGTTCGTCGTACCCGGAAGGCCACAGCCCAAGGGTCGTCCCCGAATGTCGCGGAAGGGTCGCGTTTACACTCCGAAGGAAACCGTTGAAGCGGAACGTACATACGCTCAAGCGGTTGATGATAACCCGCCGGTCTTTGAGGGACCGGTTTCGGTGGAGATGACATTTTGCGAAGAAGCAACATACGTCATTGTCCGCTCCTTGACGCAATGGCAGACACCACTACGTGGAGATTTGGACAACTACGTCAAACTATGCCTAGATGGGTGCCAGCGTGCGGGCATCATCCCGAACGACCGGCTTGTGGTACAACTGAAAGCGAGCAAGGAATGATCCTCGTTGAACTGTACCCGTGGGAGTACGAATGGGCGCTGCATGTAGGCGCACGTCGCTTCATTGAGAACTGGGGTAAGGCCGATGCACGCCATTATGACAAGAAACGCATGGAGGACGACCGCACCGCGCAGGCTGCCGCGTGCGCGGGCGAGTTGGCCGTTGCGAAACTAACCAACCAATACTGGGGTGGTCATGTGTGGCCCGGCAATCGTCACGAAGAGTTCAAGGGCATGGCGGATGTGGGGCACAACATTGAAGTTAGACGCGTACGTACCAGCAGTAGTGCTGCGGTGCGGCGCAAGCAACTGGGCCAAGGTTTGATTCTGTTCGTTGTGCGCCCGGTCGCACCAGAGTTTCGTACGGTAGAGATCCTCGGGTGGATCGACCACGACGAAGCGTGGGAGAAGGGCGAACCTTCCGGTTATGACAGCGAAGGTACGCGTGTCATCTCAGAAGAGTATTTGAACTCTCCGATGGTGTATACCGAGGTGTATACTGAAGAGGGTGAAGAGAGAGTTCCCGTTTGATCCACTAACGTCGTTTCAGGGCAGGGCCGTTCGTGCCAACCCGCCAGAAACGGAACTGATTGCCCTGCAAGAAGCAGGGACGCTGGAACCACGCGAGTCCCTAGAAGAGCAAGCGGCGCTACGAGAAACAGTTGTGAGTGCGCTAGATATTCTCAACGCTGAAGAAGCGTGGCTATTGAATGCGCTCCTGTTTGAACGCCTAAGTTTGCGCCAAATCGAACGCCGTATTGGGATTCCCAAAACAACTGTTGCACGTTATCGTGACAAAATACTGGCTAAACTAAGAGTTGCGCTCGCAAATGATCCCGCAATACGCGACTATCTTTCTACCTGACCATCTTCCATAGCCTCATACGAGTTCATAATCAATGTGCTAATCGTTCCGAATACGTACTGATGTAATGGGCTATTGTCGAAATCGTTTGTAAGATTTTCATGCGCAAATGCCATTACATGTTCGTACGGCAGCACCAGTAAAACACCCAGATCAGACTCATGCCACTTAGCGTGAGTCTGATCCGCTATGTCCAATAGATGCGAAGTCTGTTTCATGTCTTCGTAGATTTCTGTTGCCAGATAACCGTATTCGTTTTGGAACTTGTCGAACTCGGCTTCTCCGGCCTCACCCATCAGCCCCTGCGCTCCTGTGCGAAGGTCTTCGCTACCGACAGAGCAGCGGCAATGCCTGCGATCAGGGCTACCTTGAGTGTTGCCTCATCCCCCACCACGAACACAGCCAAAAAGGCTTGTACGAAAGTCCATCCCGCTCGTTCAATCATGTTACTCATGCTGTCCACAACACCTTCCATGTACGTTCGTCAACGATCCCGTTGACCTTCATAGCGAACTGTGATTGGAACCGCTTACACGCGGCCCTAGATTTCTTACCGTAAATGCCGTCAACCTTCAAGCCTGCGTTGATTCGGTCATTTAGTCTTTGTTGCGCAATCGAAACCCACTTTCCCGTAGAACCCCGCTTGATTGGGTGGTTTGTTACGTGAGCCAAACCTGTTTCCGTAATGTATCGAAGGATCCCTGCCCAATCGACCATCGTGTTCGTATGCGGCTGCTCTGCAACCATGCCAGCGTTCACCCATTCGGTTAGAGTTTCGCCGGGGCAAGTAGTTTGCGAAAAGTCTTTGTGACACTTGACCCATAGGTGGTCACCATAACGCTCTCGCGTTGCCCCGACGGCGGTCAAGATACTATCTTTACCGCGTTCCGTTAGCCCATCATCGGAATCTCCGATGTATGCAACGGAAATCGTTTTAGAGTTCCATCCGCGAGTGGCAGCGCCGCGCTTCCATCCGCGCCCTTCAAAGATTTCACCAGTCTCACCCACGAGCCAGTTGTACGCGATTGAATCCCACCCCTTGGTGTGGACGTGGTACCTGTCATGGCCCCTCACACGGTCCCACGGCCCGTGTGACGGGCCTGTGGTGTGATGGATGACGATTCCCTGCACGCGACGCCAGAAGCCCTTCAGGCGCTTCCCCGTGTCTATGGCACCCCAGTCGGTGCGAGCAACGTACTTCATACCCTAAGGATACTCTGTCCCTAAGGCTTCAGTCCAGCAGCGGTGCGCTTATATTCCTTGGCCCGCTCATCTTCCATCTGTTGTATGTACGCCTGATACGTGCGTTCCTGCTCATCGCGGGTGTTGGTCCGCAGGCCAAGACCCGCCCACCAAGATATCCACGTAGACAACTGACGATCCTCATATCGCTCTTCCGTTGGGATCAACCGGCGTATATCAGACAACACGGGTATCATCATTCCCATTACGTGCATATCCCTGTCTTGCATGTACCAGTCGCCGTCCACGTTCTTCTCCGCGATTTGCGCCACCTTTAGCGCGGGCATCAACGCCGGGATCTTCGTGTAGATCGTCGGCACCCGAACGTACCGGCCCGTAAAGTTGTAGCCCTTCCACATGTTGCGCTGAATAGCCCATTCAAGCGGACCCTTGAAGAGAGGCGTCAACTGTGTTGACATCGTGCTAAGGGCAGCCTCTATTCGCTTAGAGGGAGAGGCACTATCCAAAGAAAACATCGGATCAAGCATTTCCAACGGTGTTTTCAACGGCAGATCCAGCAAGATCCACATGTTCTCACCCTTGTACTTGAATGGCAACTGGATCCCACCCTGCCGGATCATCCACGGCGGCACCAGATCCGTGATGGGATCGTCGCTTTCGATGTTCTTCCTAAGAATGTTGTACTGGTTGAAGACGGACGGGTTAGAACCAATCTGTTCAATCATCAACGGAAGGTTCTTACGTGTCCACGTATAGAACGGCACCAACCGCTTGACAACCCCCGCCTCAAAGTGAGACAGATCCGAATAGTCGAAATGGAACTTCATAATGCGATCAAAAGCCACATCAACACCATTTCCGGCCTTCATCGAATCGAACCCCATGACGCCGCGTACATAGGTTTCCACGCCCATGCCTGCGTTCTTCGACAGGCGCAACGGAGCGTTGCGACTGCTGAAAGGATTCACCGACTGCAAGGCACGCTTCAACTTGGTGTTACCCCTAGGACCACCTGCCATAACCTGCTCTGTACCGATCTGACCCTGCGCCCCACCCAGAATGCCCGCGTCATCCATGCGCCTGATGATGGCAACGTCGTCCGGTGATGCCTTCTTGAAGATGAACCGCTTTTTGAGGGAGTTCTCCAGATGACTCGCCCGATTCTTCAGACCCAACTCCAGCGCCCGATCATGCTGATAGTTCCAATATGCGTTTTGGAACTGGCGATACGATTGGACCTCAACGCCCGCTAGATGATTCATAAACACGGCAGAGAAATAGTTCCGCATGTGGAATCCGGGTTTCATAATCAAGTAAGCCTTCACCAGATTGTGAACCTTGTCGTAGTGTCTGATGAACTTGCCCCATGACCCACCACCACCACGCCACCTTGAAACGGTGGTTAGCGCATCCACCATTTCTGCTGGTCCCTGCGAAGAGTAACCGAACGGCTTGAAACCCGCTTCAAACGAGAAGTCCAGATACCTCTCCTTCATAAAGCCCTTTCTAAGCGGGAACCAGATTTCATCATCCCCGTATTCGCCCACCTGACGCAACCATTTCGCAGCGTCAGCGCCCGCATCCAACTCCTTCAACGCAAGGTTGATCTGTTGGGCGTCAGCATCCATGAGAGCGCCAACGGAAACCTTCAGATTGCGTAGTTCCGTAGATAGGTCTTCCAACGGGATAGAACGACCCTT